ATGATAAGTGGTGCAAAGGTAGAACATATTATGATGATTTTGAACAGTGTTACAAAAGAAGCGGTTATAAAATATCAAATGAACTCGCTGAAAAAGAATTATAGATTTTAGAAAAAAACTATTGACAAATACAATTTGTTATGTTATTATAAAGACAGTTAAAGAAAGAAAACAAACAAAAAGTGAAGGAGAATAAAAGAGTATGGATATTATGGACAAGACAACACGACATATCAGTAACAGGATGGAAGATGAAGGTATTCGTCTACAAATAGAAGCAGAATTAAAAAGAGAAATCTCTGAGAAAGAGTGGCTAAAAGAAGTCAACAAAATGATGGAGAACATCAAAAGTGTAAGAAAAGATTTATCTTGTTCTATTGATGAGCATATGATGAAATAATGCATTAGTGATGTTTTTAATAAAACAAAACGACAGGTGGTTAAAGTCATTAAAACACAAAACATTGCCCTATAGCCAAGTGGTAAGGCAGAGGAATTTGACTCCTATATACGCAGGTTCGAATCCTGCTAGGGTAGTTTGTAACAAGTAGTTACACATTATATTAAGGAGGATGAATAACATGGAGTACAATGAAAGGAATATCACAGCAGTAGAAGTATTTAAGAAACTTGAAGAGGTGGAAAAAACAGAACAAAGAAGTTGTGGTAAAACGAGTGAGTGAAGAAAAAGCAGGTGAAGATATGTGTAATCTTTTGAAAGCACTTGATAGTCAGAAAGCAGTGCTAAAGAAAAATAAATAAAGCATTGACAAATAAAATATAATATAGTATAATGTAATAAAGTGGAAAGGTAATCGTTAATACTCAGGCAAAGACGGTTGCCTTTTTGCTGTATATTGAGAGAAAGGAAAACAGAACACAATGGACATGAATATAGAAGTTGCTGAACGGTTTTCTTCCTATCTCACTGACTGGGATTATAAACATTATCTGTTGCTAGGTGGTTATGGCTCTGGAAAGAGTTACAACACGGCATTGAAGATTATATTAAAACTATTAGAGGAAAAGCGTACAGCATTAGTTGTGCGTGAAGTAAGGGAAACAATCAAAGAATCATGTTATTCATTGTTGAAGGAAGTATTAGAAAAGTTAGATATGTTATCAGATGAACAAAGCAACAGAAGAACACCGACTGACAAAGTTATTGCTATAACATCACCGATGGAAATAAGATTTCCAAACGGTTCAAGAATTATCTTTCGTGGTATGGACAAAATACAAAAGATTAAGTCCATCAACGGTGTTTCTATTGTTTGGATAGAAGAATGTTCTGAGATTAAGTATCAGGCGTATACAGAGTTGTTAGGACGAATTAGACAGCCCGGTGTTACATTACATTTCATTCTTACTTGCAACCCTGTTGGTCGTGAAAACTGGGTATACAACACATTTTTCACTCATACGGATGAAAGTGGAAAAGAAACAGTAATATGTGATGAAAAGGAACTATACAGAAAAAGGACAATAATTAAGAAAATAAACAAGAAAGAAGTTATGTATTATCACCATAGCATATGCGAAGACAATCCGTTTATTCCACAGTCTTATATAGATACACTGGATGGATTAAAAGAAACAGACCCGAGATTATGGGTTGTAGCAAGGTATGGAAGATTCGGAGCAAATGGTATTATTGTTTTGCCACAGTTTACGGTTGCAACAAATGCAAAACAATTTGTTGATACTGTAAATAGTATTCCAGCACAATTTCATTTCTTCGGTCTGGACTTTGGATTTGAGGAAAGTTATAATGCACTTGTATCATGTTGTGTTGATGATGCTAAAAAGATATTGTATATCTATGATGAAATTTACGTGAACCATTTGACGGATAAACAATTTGCTGACAGAATAGATGTACATAAAGTAGCGGCAAGGGCAAGAAGGTGTAACAAGCCTATATGTGCGGATTCAGCCGAGCCAAAGGCAATACAGTTTTACAGGCAATCGGGTTTTAATATGTATGGCTGTAAGAAATATATCGGTAGTAGGTTGCAGAACACAAAGAAGATAAAACGCTTTAATAAAATCGTTTGTTCTCCAAAATGTAAAAATGCAATTAGAGAATTAAAATATTTGACATATGCAAAAGATTCAAAGGGTAATGCTATATATGATGAATTCAATATAGATAGTCATTGCATGAGTAGTCTGTGGTATGCGTTAGATACTTATACAGTAGCAGATGTTAAGGAGATACAAACAAATAGTAAGGCAGGATAAAGAAAATCCGAAATAGGGGCAAATATGAAGCATACAGGAGGTGTGTAGAATGTTACACAAATTCAGTGTAAGAAGACAAAGGCAAGAATTAGTAAGGTTACACAATATGCAAAAACAAAACATTACAGACGAATATAGTTGTGGAGTGTATAATGGTTTGGAGTTAGCACTCGCAGTTTTGGAAGAAAGAGAACCAGAATTTGTTTTTGTTGAAAAGAAAGAAGAACCGAAACAAATGGAAGAAACAAAACAAAAAGGAAGAACAGTAGCAAGTGGAATTAGAAAGTTAGGAGGTTAAAGAATGGGAACAATATCAAGTGTGTATGTTAGAGATTTAGCTGAGAAAAAAAGTCCAGAAGCAGAAGATTGTTTTGTTCTTGGAAACGAAACAGCAGGAAGAATTAATCTTAAAAATCTTGTAAAAGCTATTGCAAATGTTATGCTTCCAGTTGGTCATATTCTTATGACAACTAGGAATGTAAACCCGGGAACATATCTTGGAGGAACATGGGTAGCATGGGGAAGTGGAAGAGTACCAACAGGAGTAAATGCAAATGATACAGACTATAATGCATCTGAGAAAACAGGTGGTGCTAAAACATTAAATTTAGCACACTCTCATACAGTAAATGGTCACAAACATGGTCTGTCAGGTGCGAGAGCCGCTATCGGTCGTTCGTCTGCAAATATCAATGCAATTAGTTATACGAATGGAGGAAATCCATATGGCGTAACTTTTGACAGACTTTTGAGCACAGCACCGGGAGTTTCTGGTGGTTCGTGGGAAGCATTGGACACTGTTCCAATATATGGAAGTACAGATAGTACTTCACCCGGAACAGATTCACAGTTAGGATATAGAGACATTAGACAGCCTTATATTACTTGTTATATGTGGAAGAGGACGGCATAGAGTATGATATTATCAGAAATGATAGGAGGTTGAAAACTATGTACAAAGAATTACTGAAATTAAAACAAATCAGAGGAATGACGGAACAAACAAAACAGCGTATTACAAAGGCATGGGCTTGGGGACTAATTACAGATGAAGAGTACCAGACACTAATGGAAGTGAAATTAAGTGATACGCAATCTATGGAGGTTTCATAATATGTCAGATGCACAAATCATTGGGTATATTATAATAGGCTTATCCGCTATTGTTGGATTATTCATGGCAATATATAAGCCTTTGAACGAAAACACTAAAACAATGGTTTCGCTATCTGAACAAATGAAACAATTAACAAATGAAATAGCAAAACAAAACAAAGAGATTGAAAAACAAGAAAAAGAATTTGATGCATATAAAGACCATATGCGAGAATCTCAGAAAAGACAATGGTATGCTATAGACGAACACACACAAGCAATAAATGAAGTCAATCATAAATTAGAAAACTGTAAATTAGAACATAGGGAAAGAGAGGAATAATGGGATGTTTAAAAATTGTGTATTCAAAACTAATGTTGATACTATCAAATGGATTAAAGCCGCAGGAGTTAGAGCAATTAAAACAGTTGCACAAACAGCTGTTGCTATTATTGGTACAAGTGTTACTATGGGTAATGTGGACTGGAAGATGGTAGCAAGTGCTTCTGTATTAGCAGGAATTGTGTCTATTTTAACTTCTGTTGCAGGAATCAAAGAAGTACAGGCTGAGTAATTAGAATGCCATATAAGGGCAAATCTGAGCCATAGGAGGGCATATATAAAATGAGCATCAATGTGCATGAAAATATTATAAAGGCTGTAAGATACTATATTTCTAAAGGATTAACTTTGGAAGGTGCTTGCGGTCTGGCGGCAAACCAGTTTAGGGAATCTTTCTATAAAGGAATCGGCTTTGTTTCAACAAGGTTAGAAAGGCTATGTGTTCAAAGATATAGGGAGAATAGAGGAATTATCTATACTGATAAAACATATACAGAACAAGTGGATAATGGGAAGATTTCAAGAAGTGAATTTTTAAGTCCATTAGGGAAGCACTATGGTTATGGTCTTTCACAATGGACTACAAGCGCAAGAAAAGCAGGATTGTATGATTTGTGCAAAAAAACAAAAGTATCTATTGGAGATATGGACACACAAATTATTTACACAATTGAAGAATTAAAAGAAAAATTCCCAACAGTATACAAATACTTATGCACTGTAAAGGATGTAACACAGGCTTCAAATTATGTTTTACAACATTATGAACAGCCGAATAACTGGCAGACAATGAAAGAAGCAAGGGCAGATACAGCAAAACAAATCTATAACAAAATGAAGGAGGCAGGAACAAGTATGGGAAGTGTTAATAACATTATTGCTAGGGAAAGAAGCTATGCAAAAATCCCTTACAAGGAAACAAGTGTAAATAATCAGAAGTTTTCGACGATGGTAAACAATGCAGGGTTAAGAGGATGTCAAGGGCAGCCGTGGTGTGCTACATATCAATTTGCGTTGGAATTGGAAGAATTTGGAAAAGCGGTTGCTCTGTCACATTGGAACATGACAACAAGTAATTATTGTGGTTATAGTGTTTTTGAAACAGAAGCAAAATTTGCCAAAGCAGGAAAAACGGGAAAACTCCCGAAGGTTGGTGCGTTGGTAATTTTTAAGCAATCACATATGGGACGAGTGCTTTCTGTGAATGAAAAAAACAAAACATTCGAGTGTGGCGAAGGAAACACAAGCAATAGAGAATTCAACAGGAACGGTGATTGCTGTGCGGTAAAAAATTATTCATGGACAGATGCAAAAATCAAATCATTTTGTTATATTAACTATGGTCAGAGTACAGCAAAGCCAACGGAAACAAAACCAGCTACAACATGGATTGGAAAAGGTACAGCGCATTGCAGTGCTAATGGTATCAATATTAGAACAACACCAGATAGTAGTGCAAAAAGTAATATCATTGGTCAGTTGAAAGCAGGAAATCAATTCGAGTACAATGGAAAAACACAAAATAATTTTGTGAAAATTCGTGTTATGTTTGGAGGAAAATTGCGAGTATGTTGGATTCATAAAAACTATGTTGTGTATGAAAACAAAGCGAATAAAACAAATACGACAAATACAACGAAAAAGAAAACATATACAACAACGACTCGTGTGTATGTAAGAAAGTATGCCGGAAAAGAATATGCCACATTGGTTTCATATCCAACACTTAAAAAGGGAACAGTTGTTACTTATCTTGCAACGGTGAAAGCTAAAGATGGCGTGGACTGGTACAGAGTGGAAATTAATGGAAAGAAAGGCAAAAAAGTTGGCTATATTTCTTCAAAATGTTTAAAATAACAATTTGACAACAAAATATTGTTATGGTATAATATGGGTAGTAGAAATACTACCCTTTTATATTATATAATAATATATTATATTAATAATATATAGAAAGGAAAATAAAATGGAAGTAGATAAAGTTCAAAATACAAATACAGAGTTGAATGAAGATATAACATATTTGTTAGATTATCCTTATTTTGTGTTATCAAATAAAACAAATGGTACTATTTTTAGGAGAGAAGTTTTAGAGATTGAAAAATATTACAAGACGTACAAAAAGGGCGCTAGATTCTTTACGGAAGGAAGCGCTGGTGATTATGTCCCATCACAAGTAAGATTTAAGAACATCAAAACCCTGATTAACAAAGAAGCAAGATTTATGTTTTCACAAGCGCCAGATATTAATATCCAAGGAACAACAGTTGAAGATGTAGAGAAAGAGCAAGTGGAACAGCTACAAACATTAGTTGACAAGGTTCTTGAAAGAAATCATTTTCAGAAATTATTATTACAAAGTGCAAAGGATTGTTTCATTGGAAAAAGAATTGCTTGCCTTGTGGATTTTTCAGAAGAAAGTGGCGTGTTGCTACATTTTTATAATAGTAAACAATTCTATTATGAGAAAGAATACGGTTCTGAAAAGATTATTCGTTTTGTAGGTTTTGAAAACATTGAGGAAGGAGAAAACAATAACAGAAAATATCTGATTAATGATTATCGGTTAGAAAATGGCGTTGTATATATGAGCCTGATTCTGTATGACAAAAGCGGCAATGTGTTACAGACCGTTATTTCAGATACAGCAACAGAGTTAGATAGAATCCCTGTAAGTATTATTTTTAACACTGGTACACTGGACGACAAAAGAGGTGTTTCGGAAGTGTCAGACTTATGGGATGAAGAAGCGTTATATAGCAAAATGTCAAATGGCGATGTTGATAGCGTTAGAAAGGGAATGAACCCTATACGTTATGTTGTTGATATGAATAGCCAGACAACGAAAAATTTAAGTTCTGGTGCAGGTGCTTTTTGGGACTTAAAATCCGAACAGAATCAGAACGAAGTGCATCCGTTAGTTGGAACATTAGCCCCGGCATTAAATCATACAGAGCCAACAAAAGCTATTCTGGAACGTATTAAATCTGATATGTATGGACAGTTGGAAATCCCAAACATTTCCGAAGAAACGATGGTTGGTACAATTACAAGTGGTAAGGCATTGAAAGCATTGTATTATCCGTTACAGGTTCGATGTGATGAAAAAATGATAACATGGAAACCCTGTCTGATTGATATTGTAAAAAACATTATTGATATTGCATTGTTAAATGTTGATATTGTGAAAGGTATTTATCCACTTGTAGATTTACAGGAAATACAATATAATGTTGTAATACAAGAGCATTATGCACTGGCAGAAGACGAACAGGAAGAAAAGGCAACAGACCTTTCCGAGATTGCTTCAAATACACGAAGTAGAAAGTCATATATGAAAAAATGGCGTCCAGAGTTGACAGACGAACAAATCAACGAAGAGTTGTTACAAATTGCTATGGAATTGAATATGTTTGACACGATGGCAGTCAATACACAAGTGCAAACAGAACTGGATAATGTTTCAACTCAGTATGAAGTTGACAAAAATACTGAGGATGTTGAAACAGAACAAAAAGCAGAAAAACAAATAGCAACAACAGAACAGGATAATAAAAGTGATGTAGAAGAAATTTAAAAATATTTTTCAAAAAAGTGTTGACTTTTATTTGTGTTTGGTGTATTATAATACTTGTAAGGAACAAGAAAACAAAACATTAAACAAGAATGAAGGAGAAAACAAAATGAAGAATATTTTTACAAGCGCAAAATCTTTGAAAGTAGAAGCCTATGATGAATGTAAATATACGGCTAAAGAAGAAGGAAGAACTATTATTTATCATCATGTTGTTGCTTTTGAAGTTGTAACAGAACAAAAAAGAAGTGGAAGAAATTGAAGCATCAGGAATGGTAGACGAGTATCACGAATATTTAGTTTTATACTTTGAAGATGGAACAACAGCAACATTTAGAAACAGTCATGTAGATATGTTTGAATTAAGGAAGTGAGAGAAATAGCAAAGACAAACAGGTGGAGATTTCAGAACGCAGAGGAAGTGCGACAGCAAATCTCCACTACTCAATTAAAACAAATAAGACAAATGTATGAACAACTTGCACAAGAAGTAACAAAGCAAGTTGCAAGAAGCAAGTTAGATGCACAGCGTTTGACATTGTTACAAAGGGATATCAACAATAGAATAAAACAATTGAATTCTGATATACAGAATCAGGTTGTTAGAGATATCAGAACTGTAAGCAATGCAGTAGTTGAAGATGTAAGGGATTACTTGAAACAAGCAGGTTTTAAAGATAGTGATATACGAGAAGCATTTTTTTATGTGCCGGAAATGATAGTACAAAATATTATAACTGGTGCAATATATCAAAAGGGTTGGACATTATCAAGTGCAATATGGGGATATAATAGAAAAGTACAAAATACTATTTCTCAAATTGTTTCCAATGGCACAATGGCTCAAAAGTCAGCGTATGAAATTGCAAAAGATATTGAAAGTTATGTATTGCCAACAGCAAACAAAAAGGCAAGAGCAATAACAAGTTGGAGAAAAGCAAGGCAAACTGATGTAGATGCTAAACGTGCAAAATATGTTGGTGAAGTTATACAGGATAAATATTATCCCGGAGGCAATATTGATTACAATGCTTTAAGACTTGCAAGAACAATGGTTAGTCATGCATATCAACAAACATTTGCGAACACAAACAAAAACAATCCTTTTGTTGTTGGTTATAGGTGGATAAATTCAAACTTTCATGGTAGGGTATGTGAAGTATGTAAGGAATATGCAACAACAGACCATCATGGACTAGGGGTTGGAATATTTCCAAAAGATGATTTTCCATTAGACCACCCCAACGGTATGTGTACTTTTGAAGCTGTTACGTCAGATGATATGGACACAATAGCCGATAGGATTGGATTGTGGTATCAATCCCCATCTGGAACGTTTCCAGAGATTGATAGATACGCACAAGATTTTGTAGATTAGAACATAAGGAGAAACAGAGAACATGGAAGAAATTACAGTGGAAAGAATTTGTTTGAAATGCGGAGAGGTAAATGAAGTGTCAGCAGAAAACATGAGAAAAGTTGACACATGGACAGAAGATAGTGATTACTTAAAAATTTGCTATGTTTCGTGTAGCAGGTGCAAAGAAAAGATTTTCTTGCAGGTTGATAACATGGAAACAATTAATGAGTTCAAAGAATTAAGAGATTTGACAATCAAAGCCGCACGAATGAGATTAAAAGGACAGACAGTAGGAAAGAAAATGTTTAGAAAAAAAGATAGGCTTTCAAAAGATTTGCGAGTGAAGCGGATGCAATTGGAAGAAGTCAACAACGGAAAAATTTTATATGATAAAAATAAAAAAGTTTTTACAAATTGCTTGACATTTCCGAAAGTTGGTGATATAATTGAAGACAAGATGTGACAGGTGTGGTTATAACATGCCCATTGCATCAGCATTGAAACAGAAAACAAAAGTTACAAGTAATGGTAAAAGTATAACAAAAACTTTCCTTTGCTGTAACTTTTGTTCGTCTGTATATACAGTGTGTTATGACAACACAAAAACGAAAATTTTAAAACAAACAATAAAAACAAGAGTTGAAGAATTGAATAAAATTACAATCCCAGAACAGAGAGTGAAGAAAGCGAAACAAATTGAGAAATTACAGCAGATGTTAGAAAAAGAAAACAACAGATTGTGTATTATGTACGAAGAATCTGAATTAAAAAAGGAGTAATTGAGAATGGAAGAAGAAACAAAAGTGACAGAACAACAGGAAACAGAAACAAAAGTAGAACAAAAAGAAGAACAGCAGAAAGAAACATCAGCGGAAACAAAAAAAGAAGAATCCGTTGATGTTGAAAAAGTAAAATCAGATGCGGTTGCTGAGTATTTACAGAGTCTTGGCTACGGTGAAGACGAACTGAAAGGAATCCTTGAAAAAGATAAAGCCGCCAAAGAAGCTAACAAGACAGAACTGGAAAAGAAAGAAGATGTGTTGCGAGAGACAACAGCACAGTTGGTAGCTGAGAGAGAAGCAAGAATGTTAGCAGATGCAAAACTGACAGCAATTAAGTTAGGTGCAAAACCAGATATGGTTGAAGACCTTGTGGCGGTTGCAAAATCAAAAGTCATAAAAGACAAAGACATTACAAAAGTTATTGCAGAAATCAAAGACGGTAAAACTGGCAAGGCTTATTTTGCAAGTGAGGAAGAACAGAAACAGCAAAAAACGCATAAAAATGTTACTCGTAAAAATGTTGACATTGCAGATGATGATGAAAACAAAAACGAGGGAACAATGGCGGCTAGATTATGGGCTAAAAAAAGAAAAACAAAATAATCAGTAGGAGGAAACAAGATGTTAAATCAAACAGGAATTAAAAAGAGTTCTTATATATCAACAAATCAAATTCTTTTTAATACAGACCCATTCGTTGCAGTATCTATTATTGTAGATGATACACTTGGAGTTACAGACCCGGCAACAGGAAGAAAACTTGTAAAGGCTGGCACTCCGTTAGCAGGTGACCTTACAAAAAGAAAAACGGCATTTGCTGCAGTAAATAATGCTAGTGATTCTTTAGCTTCTGATGCGAAAGGCATTCTGTTACATGATGTGGATGTAACCACAGGTAAGGCAAATGGAACATTACTTATTTTCGGTTTTGTAAATGTTGACAGAATTGATACAACAGTAATGAAAAAAAATAATGAGTATGTGAAGGAAGCACTTAAAGGAATTTACTTCCTTAAATAAAACAAAGTAAAGGAGAAAAACAAAACAATGAGTATTTTTGATTTAATCACGGCAAATGAAATTGTCGCGTATTGGGAACTGTTATCACAGGATATGCCTCCATATTTTGGAGAAACACTTTTTCCGAATGATAAACAGCTTGGGTTAAAACTGGAATGGCTGAAAGGTGCAAATGGACTTCCAGTTGTTTTAAAACCGTCTGCTTATGATGTAAAAGCTATTCCTCGTCCGAGAATTGGATTCACAAAACTGGAAGCGCAGATGCCGTTTTTCAAAGAATCTAAAATGGTAGATGAAGAACTGAGACAGCAGTTAAACATGGTACTGGCAACTGGTAACCAAAGTTACATTGATGTTATTGTAGAAAAGATTTTCAATGATGAAACGTCACTTCTGCAAGGTGCGGCGGCTCAGAGAGAACGTATGAGAATGTCGATGCTCACAACTGGTGCTATTTCAATCGAAGGAAATGGTCAGGCATATGACTATGATTATGGTATGCCAGAAGACCACAAGAAAACTGTAACAAAATCATGGTCAGACCCAACTGCAACAATTCTGGAAGATATCAAAGCAGGTATTGAAAAGATCCAGGAAGATACAGGTGTCACTGTAGTAAACGCCGTATGTAGTTCAAAAGTTATGGGTTATTTCCGAATTAACAATGAAATCAAAGGAACGCTGTTAGCACAGAGCAACGGTGTGGGTTATCTTTCTGATGCAAAAATCAAAGCTTATCTGAAAGACGAACTGGATATGACAATTAATATCAATGACAAACGTTTTAAAGATGAAAAAGAAAAAGTACAGCGGTTTATTGCCGATGATGTTTTCTGTATGTACCCGGATGGAAACCTTGGTAAAACATGGTTCGGAACAACACCAGAAGAAAGTGATTTAATGGCGAGTGCAGTTGCTAATGTAAGAATCACAGATACAGGCGTTGCAGTTACCACAACAAAACACACTGACCCAGTACAGGTTGACACAAAAGTATCCATGATTTGCTTACCAGACTTCCCAACAGCAGACCAAGTTTTCGTGTACGATGTAATCTAAGAAAGCTGAATGGGAGGTAATGTGTTATGATAACAGCGAGAAAAGGAGACAACATTATTAAAGTTTCAAAACATTCTTTTGAGACAATGTTCAAGGACAAGGGCTATGTAGTTGTTTCAGACGAAGTAAAGGAAAAAGTAGAAACTGTTATTGCAGAGCCAATTGTTGAAGAAGAGGTTGTTAAAACTGAAACAGAAGAAACTCCAATTTCAGAAATGAATAAAGAACAGCTGATGGAATACGCAAAAGAGCATGGCATTGATACATCAAAGGCTAGAAATGTAAGAGAAGCAAGACAGATTATTCAAAAAGTCATTAGAGAAAAAAACATGGAATAACAGAAGGAGGTGCTAACGTGGATGATTTGGAAGTTTTGAAATATAACTTAAAAGAAAAACAAACGCCGTATTTCTCAGATGAAGAACTGTTGTTACTTCTGAAAATGAATGATGGCGATGTAAGAAAAGCAAGTTATGAAGGACTTATCACAAAAGCGGAAGTAACAGGATTGAGTGTTAGTGGATTAACCACAAAAGATAGTTCCAGTTATTTCAAAATGTTAGCATCAAAATTCTGCGATACAAACAGTGGGGTGCTAACGTAATGTGGTTATTAAAAGAGCAAAAAGCAGTTGAAAGAGAAATAGCAAGAAACGGAAGTACATACACTGTTAAGAGAAACAAAGTCGATAAATATGGAGAACCTATGCAGGAAGTTGAAGAAGTAACAACCTTGCATGGGTTGTTTCATATTTCAAAAGGTTTTATAACAAAAAATACTTCTGATGGAAGTCAAACAAAAACAAAAGGACAACCAATGATTCTTGCATTGTGGGAAGAATGTGAAACAATTCAGAATGGCGATTTTGTTGTTATTAATGGTAATACCTATAAAATCACTGATAAAAACAACATTGAAGAATATAACATCATTGCAGATATTTCGTTGGAGGTGGTATTGAGTGGCAGGAATTAGAACTGATATATCACAGCTTGAAAGATGGCTGAGCAAGGCAGAAAACAAATCAAAAGTTGCTGTTAAAATGTATGCTCAACAGGGTGCAAATAAGTTTCAGAACTACGCAAAACAAAATGCTATGTGGACTGATAGAACAGGACACGCAAGGCAAAGATTAACAGGCTATATAGAATACTTTTCGAATAAGGTAAGAATTAATATAGCGCATGGTGTTGATTATGGTATATTCTTGGAATTGTGTAATGAACAGAGATACGCAATTTTAAACAGAACAGTGCAAGCGAACAGTAAGGAAGTGTTGGATGGTTATAAGAATTTGTTGAGGTATCTTGTATGAGTTCAAGTCTTTTAAAAGATACATGGGATTTATTAAAGGATGCCGGATTTAATCCGTATATGCCGGAACAGCATAAAGGGGAATGTGCAGAGCCATATGTTGTTCTGAAACTAGGTGGTGTGTTACCACTTACAGTTAGTTCCGAGCGTCCTATTTATACGTTTCTTGTGTATGTCCCGGAAAATGAGTACACGAAACTTGAAACAAATGTTTTTGCGATTAAGCAGGAACTTAAAAAACTTTATCCACGCATTATGTATGCAGGGAACGAAACAGAAAGTTTTCATGATGAACAAATAAAAGCACACATGATAAGTTTTCAATATTATGGTATTAGAAAACTCGAAAACAGGTAAAAAAAGGAGGAAGGAAAATGTCTGTTACAAAAAAGAAGTTGGAATCAATTCCAACTATTGATGTTTCTCTCGTAGTTATTAGAGTTGGAAGCGAAACAGATGGAACAGAGTATGCAGTAGACACTGCAAGTCAGATTGCCGTTGAAGTGCAGACAGAAACTACAGATGCAATCAAACTTGTAAAAGCTGGTAAGCTGTTAGCACAGAAGCCGCAGACAACAACAATTACAGGTAATCAGATTACGCTTACGGACAACGTATTCAGCCCGACATTAGCAAAAATTTTACAGGGTGGAACAATTACTAGTGAAGGTGATACATTTATTTACGCACCACCCGCAGCAGGAAGTAGTGAAAAAGGTAGTGTGTTTACACTTGATGCATATTCCGCACAATACGATGCATCTGGACAGATTGTACAGTATGAAAAGATTAGTTATCCTAACTGTCAGGGAACTCCATTTGGAGTTGGAGCGCAGGACGATACTTTCCGAGTACCAGAGTACACAATTAACTCAGCACCGAAAACAGGAGAATCGCCGTATAAGATTTCTTATGTGAAAATATTACCAGACTTTTCGAAAGCAGTAGCACAACAAATCGAAGTGGCAGATTCGGAAGAAACTAGATTCGGAAGAAACTAGAATGGTAGTAGGTTGAAACAAAACAGATAGAACAAAAGGAGAATAAAAATAGATGGCAACAAAAAGAACAACAGTAGAACAAATTACAAGTATAAAGGACTTTATCAGACAATCACAAGGTGAGGTTGTAGAGTTACCCGGATTTACTTCCGAACCTGTTTTTGTGAAATTGAAAAGACCATCACTGTTGGGTCTGGTAAAACAAGGAAAAATTCCAAACGCATTATTGACAAGAACAAATGAACTGTTTTCTGGTGATGCAGGAATTGACCCAACAGACGATAATATGATGGGAGAACTTTCAGAGGTTCTTGAATTGATTGCGGGCGAATCTTTTGTTGAACCGACATATCAGGAAATCAAAGATGCAGGTGTGGAACTGACAGATGAACAACTGATGGCAGTTTTCAACTATTCACAGAAAGGCGTGAAGGGCTTAGAATCCTTTCGTACAGAGTAAGAGAATAGAGTCTGTAATAACAATGTCAAAGCTGTATAAGTGTTTACCCAGCGAGATACTGGGAATTGAAGATACTTATACAGCTTTTTGTTTCGATGAAGCCTGTTGTAATTTACGGTTGAGAATTGAAAATGAAGAAAAGCCGAGATATATAGAACAGAACAAAGATGGAGAACAAAAGTTAGAGTACAGCAGTTTTAAAGAGTTTTACAAACAATATGAATAAAGAAAGAGGTATAACAAATGGCAATAAACGTAGGTTCTGCCGTTGCGTACCTTGAATTAGACACTAGCAAGTTTTCCAAAGGTTTCAAATCTGCCTATAACGACTTGAAAGTGTTTTCAGATAGATCGGCAACGGCAGGAAACAAACTGAGAGGATTAAGTAGTACTTTTGATTCTGTCGGTAAATCATTAACAAAAACAGTAACAGTACCGCTTGTAGGAATTGGAACAGCGGCGGTAAAAACAGCGGCACAATTTGACAGCCATATGTCAGAGGTAAAAGCTATCTCAGGAGCAACAGGAGAACAGTTTACACAGCTTCGTAACAAAGCAATTGAAATGGGAGCGAAAACAAAATACTCAGCTTCTGAGAGTGCGCAAGCGTTCAAATATATGGCAATGGCAGGATGGGACACGAAAGATATGTTGAATGGCATTTCTGGTGTTATGAATCTTGCCGCCGCTTCTGGTGAAGACCTTGCAAGCGTTTCAGACATAGTCACTGATGCAATGACAGCATTTGGACTGTCAGCAGACGGGACAACAAAAGTTATTAAAAATGGGCTTACCGTAGAAGTTTCGAATGCAACACATTTTGCGGATGTATTGGCTCAGGCTTCGAGAAAATCAAACACTAATGTTGCTATGATGGGAGAAACATTCAAATATGTTGCACCAGTCGCAGGAGCGTTAGGCTATAGCGTAGAAGATACAGCGGTAGCGATTGGATTAATGGCGAATAGTGGTATTAAAGCATCACAAGCCGGAACAACACTTAGAACATTATTAACAAACTTAGCGAAACCAACTGACACAATGCAGTCAGCTATGGATTATCTTGGTATTTCGCTTGAAACAACAGACGGAAAAATGAAAAGTTTTTCTGAGGTTATGCAGGATTTGAGGAAGTCTTTCGGGCAATGTAAAATGCCGATGGACACATTCAAGAAGAAGTTAGCGGAAATTGAAAAACAGCATGAAAGCGGTGAAATAACAGAAAAGAAATATAATGCTGCTGTTGAAGACCTTACAAAGAAAGCATATGGAGCAGAAGGAGCATTAAAAGCTAACTTGGCGGCTTCATTGGCAGGAGCGCAAGGTATGTCTGGCTTGTTAGCCATAGTAAATGCAACAGACGAGGACTTCCAAAATCTAACAGATTCTATTAATAATTGTGACGGTGTATCTCAGGATATGGCAGATACAATGAACGATAATCTGAATGGCGCTGTTACGTTGTTAAAAAGTGCGATTGAGTCAGCATTGATTTCAATTGGCGATAGATTTACGCCAGTAATTAGAAAGTTAGCAGAAAACATAACAGAACTTGTAGAAAAGTTTAATGGTTTGTCAGATGAACAAAAAGACCAAATTGTAAAATGGGGATTAATTGCCGCCGCAATCGGTCCGAGTTTGATAGTATTTTCAAGCGTAACAAAACTTTTAGCGAATGTTGCAGACGGTTTTAAACTGGCGAAAGATGCAATATTTGGTTTTGAGAAAGTTTTAAGACGAGGAACGCTTGAACTTGGAAAAGTTACAACATACACGAAACAAATCCCCGGATTACTTGATAACATGATGTTGGCAGTAAATACAAACATAGAGGGGTATGGATTGCTAGGCGGTTCTATAAGAAGTGTGGGACAAGCCTTTTCATTCCTTATTTCAAAAATCAATCCAGTTGTTGTTGTGATAACATTATTAGTTGCATCGTTCGCAACATTATGGAAAACAAATGAAGAATTTAGAACCAAAGTTATTGGAATATGGGAACAGGTAAAAGGAAAGTTTCAAGAATTTTCAGATGCAATCACAGAAAAGATAAATGCACTAGGATTTAATTTCAAAGACATAACGGATGTAATTAAAGGAGCATGGGAAGGATTTGCAAATGTTATAGCTTCGCCAATTATAACAAATGCTTTACAGATTATCGCAGATACTTTTGGAAATGTTTTGGATTTTATCTTAGGTGCAGTTGATACGTTACTTGGTTTGTTTACAGGAAACCATGAACAATTTATTAGCGGTATCAAAGAAATGCTATCTGCGATTTCAAATGCAATTTTGGATGGTATAAAAAACATCGGTTCGCTTGTTGGAGAATTGTTGGCAAATGTTCTTGAATTGTTTGGATTTGACAAAGCCGCTGATGCGGTTAGAACTTTCTTTACTGAAACATTTCCGCAAGCAATCGAAGGAGCAAAGGAAAAAATCAAATCTGTGATTTCAAATGTACTTGACAGTATTATGAGTTTTTCGGACGGTGTTTCTGAGAATTTCCATAAAGCTGTTGATGGCGTGAAAGACTTTGCAAGTAATGTCAAAGAGTTTTGGACGGAAAAAGTACCAGATGCTTTTAGAAGTGGCAAGGACAAAGTTGTAGAAGTTGTTACAGGAATTAAGGACAAAATCACAGAAGGTTTTACAGGTGCGCTTGATGCAATAAAACAATTTGGAACGAATGTTAAAACATTTTTCACACAAACAATACCAGAAGCGTTTATAAGTTTTGTGACTGAAACAGTACCGAATTTTGTGCAGTCTGTTGTAACATTTTTTGAAACATTGCCAGAGAAAGTTGGATTTGTGATAGGTCAATTTATTGGAAAGTTATATGTGTTCGGCTCTGATATGATATCATGGGCGGCAGAAGCTATACCTAGTTTGATTGATTCAATTGTAACATTCTTTGCAGAGTTACCGGGTAAAATTTGGACTTGGTTACAGAATACAATTGAAAAGATTAAAACGTGGGGAGTGGCAATGAAAGATACCGCAGTAATGTTTGCACAAAACACGATTGATTCCGTTGTTAATTGGTTTATGCAATTACCGGGTAAAATTTGGACTTGGTTACAAAATGTTATCACAAAAATTAAGACTTGGGGTTCAAATATGTTGAGTAGTGCGATGACTTCAACGCAGAACATGGTAAATACAGCAGTTACAATAATTTCACAATTACCGGGTAAATTTTGGTCTTGGTTACAAAACACAATTTCAAAAATTGTGTCATGGGGTGGTAATATGGTTTCGTCTGGTAGAACAGCAATAACTAATTTTATCAGTTCTGTGATTGACACGCTCATATCTTTGCCGGGTAAGGTTTGGAATATCTTACAACAAATTCCTAGCAAAGTTTCCAGTCTTGGCAGTACATTATACAGCGCAGGGCGGTCAGCGTTCTCGAGATTGTGGGACGGAATTAAGTCAATTGGTAGCAGTATTCTTGGATGGGTACAAGGTTTTGCAAGTAAAATTGGAAGTTTTGTAAGTAGTATCGTTTCTGGTTTTCAGAGCATTGTTGGAAAATCTAACGAAGCAAGGTCAGCCGCCGCTTCTGTGAATGGACACCATGCAAACGGACTTGATTATGTTCCATTCAACGGTTATAAAGCTTATCTGCATAAGGGCGAAAGAGTTTTGACAAAACAGGAAAATGAAGCATATACAAGAGGTAGAACATCACAAGGCGATACGTTCATTTTTTATGATACAAAACCGAACCCATATGAATATGCTAGACAGATGAAAAAAGCGAAAAAAGAACTATTAGAAGGATTTTAAAGGAGGTGCAGAACATTGATAGATTTTATAACATTAAGAAATTTCACAAGACAGGAAAGTGTTGGAATCAAAAAAGACGGAAGAAATTTCGTGTTAGATTCAATCGACTGGGATGCACCTTCCGTTGAAACAAATGTTTATAGAGTTCCGTATCAGATTGGAAGTATGTTGAGTAATGTTATCGTAGGAACAAGAAAAATAACCATTATAGGTTATATCATAGCGAATACGATGGACATAGATACCCGTGGTCTTACATGGGATGAATATTTCCAAAAACAAAAGGAAGAAATTGAAACGAATAAAGAATTTTTAAATGACATGATTTCTATTTACGAGGAAATTCTTATCATAGTAGACGGATATTATTTAAAAGGTTATCCAACACAGCCTGTAAAGTATTCTGACACGGAGGAAGAAAACAACGAAGTATTATGTAAGTTTTCGATTGAAATAGAATGTTTTGACCCAACATTTTATAAAGACAGTACAGTGGTACATTTGGCATATGTTTTGCCTATGTTTCATTTTCCACTTATTTTGACAGAAGAAAAAAGCGACGAGTATGTTGTTTTCGGTGAAGTGCATAAACGACAAAGTGTGTTAATTGAAAACAAAGGGAGCATAGATGTTGGTTGTAAAATTATCATAAAAGCTGTTGGTGGTAGTGTTATCAATCCGAAAGTGTATAATGTAAATACTGGTGAATATGTTGAATTTACAGGGATTACGTTATCAGATGGAGAAACGCTTACAATAACAACAGAAACAGGAAATGAAAATGCAATCAGACATTCGTTGACAAGAGATACAAATGAGTCTGTAATAGGATTTATGAAGCCGGGAAGTGATTTCTTTAAGGTGTTACGGGGTTCTTATTATTATGCGTATTCGGCTAATGAATCATCAATGAATAATATTGATGTAACAATAGAATTCACAGAAAGATTTTTCAATATACGAGGTATGTAGAATGAGTACAATAGAAATTTTAGACAGAAATTTTAAAAGATTGGATATTCTCAGACATTACACCTTTTCTCAGTATAACATGAAATTTCGTGGAATAGGAACATTCACGGTTAATGCACCACTTGAGTTGAATACAATCTTTCTAAACAGGGAAGAACAATATTATCTGTTGTTTAACGGCAACGTACATCCAGTTGTCGGGAAAGTTGAAGATGTGAAAAAGGAATCCAAGGATGAAGAGAATAAATTAACTATAACAGGAAGACTTGCCTTATTCATCTTGACAAAACGAATTGTTTCTGATATTATTAATACAAGCGGAACAACGCTTGAACATATGGAAAAATTAGTAACAGAAAATATATTGAAAGTAAAAAATAATCGGTATATTCCTATTACAATTGATGATAGTGCAGTGAACAAAAACAAACTATCTAAAGTGGATAGGCAAGTTACCGGCGGTTACATTTGGGACGAATTTGAAGAACTTTTGGAACAAGATAAAATAGGAGTAGAATTATATCCGAATATAGTTCCGACCTATAGTGTGAATGATATTGATTCTAATATTCTTGGCTGGACGTTGAAGTTCTCGTCTGGAACTGACAGAACAAAAGGAAATGTAGATGGAAATACCCCAGTAATTTTTTCGCAACAACTTAGTAACATAAACAGAGTTGATTATGAAAGAAACGTAGAGAACCATTGCAATATTGCTTATGTTGCCGGAGAAGGTGAAGGAAGTAATAGAAAGTGGTATGAAATACCTATCAATCAGAAAGAGTCAAAAGCAATAAGCGGTTGGGAACGAAGCGAATTGTGGATAGATGCAAGAGACATACAGTCGGAAGATAATAACGGAAATCAACTAACAGATGAACAATATAATGCGCTGATAAAACAAAGAGCAAAAGAGAAAGCTGTTGAAAATGATATACAAGAAAGTTATGAAGCGACAGTGATAACAAAAAACAAAAGGTATGTTTATGGAAAAGATTATTTTCTTGGTGATTTTGTTACAGTCGTAGACACTCAACTAGGATTTGAATTTGATGTGCAGATAATTGGCATAACGTTCTCAAAACAAGATACAGAAGAAATTGCTGACATTGAATTGCAATATGGAAATAAGCGTATAAGTCCACAGTCAATTCTACAACAGAACAAAAGGAAAACAGAACAAAACTCAAACGATATTCGTTACATTTTAACGAAGATTAAATAAAAGGTAGGGGGGTGTAAAGAAATGTCAATAAATGCAAAAAGTGGATTTTTTAATGCAACAAAAAAATCTGATGGCAGTTATGATAGAACGTATGATGCGTCTGATTTTGCAAGTTATTTTTCAAATTTTGTTAGTAACGGTGTTTTTATTTCGCCAGCAGACCAACTAAGGGTAAGTGCAAAAACGGGGCTGACAGTAACAGTCAAAAAAGGAAAGGCTTTTGTCGAGGGTTACTGGTTCGAATTGGTAGAAGATTGTGATATAACATTGCCTGTAAATTCTGGAATACATGAAAGAACAGATGTAATATGCGTGAGATTGAACAAACAAAATAGGGCAGTTGAACTTGTAACAAAATCAGGTGTAACAAGTACACTCCCTATTGTATCAGGAACAGTACATGAGTTAGTGTTAGCGGAGATTGCCGTTGGTGTAAGTATTACAACGCTGACAGCCGGAAATGTTACTGATAGAAGACCAGACAAGAATTATTGCGGTTATGTTGGTGCGCTTGTAACTGATATTGACACAACACATCTTTATAATCAATTTACAAATCAGTTCAACACATGGTTCGCAGAATTAAAAAAACAATTCGGAAGTGATGCGATAGGAGAGTTGCGACAGTCTATTAGTAATCTAACTGATAGGATGAATACAGCGGAAACAGAAATTTCAAAACGACTTAAAATCAAGCCGTAGGAGAACAAAAAGGAAAATGGAAAATGATAGATTGTTAAATGTAATGCGTGATACAATCAAGCAATATGTAGAAGCAAACAAAACAAAAAATAAAATTATTTTTTTGTTAATTGTTTTACTGTTTCTACAATCGTTTGTAAGTTTTGGCTGTTTTTGTTATCATGAAACACATTGTAAACATTATATTGTCGAAAGTATTATTGACAGTCAAAGCAAAATGGAAGATATGCAAGCGAATGTTTATTTGTGCCACGCATGGCGGGAAAATGTATGGGCGAAGAAACACAGAAAACCAGAAAAAAGTTAAAAGACATAAGTTCGGTAGAAGAATTTAATGACTTGTTAGAAAGAACAATGTTATCAACGGAAGAAAAACAAATACTAATATTGTACTACAAAGAACAAAAGACATTAACATACATTGCCGACTTTCTTGGAATGTCAGAAATAATTGTTAAAAGAAAACATAAAAAGTTATTGATGAAAATAGGCAAATTGTTATGAATTAAGGACGCACTTAGCGTCCTTTTTTGTTTGCTATTTTTGTGATACTTTTAGATATTTCATACTATATGGTTATGTTAGAATAGAATTAGAAAGGAGGTAATTGAAATGTACGCTTACCCATGTGGAATGAATAATAACATGCAACAGCAATTAGCACAAAACAGAATGGAGCAATTGCAACAGCAGTATAATAATATGTTCCCTATGATGCAACAACAGCAGACACAGAACGCAACTCTGATTGCAACATTAAGACCAACTCCAATTCCGGCTTATCAGACTTGTTCACCATATGAAAGCGCACAGTTGTTTTCACATTATGGAACAGCCTGCAATAATGGATGTGGGTGCTAAAGCGTCTATTTGATGGATTTAAGGGACTTTCCGCTTATGCGTGATGAATTTGTAGGGGCGGTGAATAACCGCCCTTATTCGTTTAATTAGAACGTTAGAAAGGGTGATAGAAAATGTCATGTAGTTTATATAATAATAATGGTTATAGTTGTGGTGGATGTATTCACTTTGTAAAAACAAATAGTGTGACATTACTGGGTAATGTTTTGACATTAAATATTCCACAAGCAAGCTATAGCAACAAAGAAAGAGTATGTATCTGTATAGCACAGACAATACCAAGTGTTACAAGTGCAGACACGGTTGTTATAACAATAGGGGCAGGAGTAACACAATATCCGTTAAGAACAAGATGTGGTAATAATGTTCATGCAGACCAACTAAGAAGCAGAAAAGTATATCATACAAATGTTGCGACAGATGTTGGCGTATTTACAGTCTCAGAATGTGAATTATGCAAAACAGGTTATAATTTTCCAGTAATTTAAGGAGGGCAAAATAATGTATGAAGTGAACGGTGTAAAGTATGACGAAAACAATCAAAAGATAAACACAGAACAAAACTGGAATATGCAAGAACAGCCACAAATGGGAACAACAAGAAACAAACGTATGTAAGAAAACATTGCAGAAGAAGTATATATGAAACTGGATGAACATATGCAGAAAGCATTAAGTTTTCATGAACAGCTTGCAGATTATTTCTGTTTTCTTGGTTTACAAGGATTCAAAAGAAAATTAGAATGTCAGTATATGGATGAATGTGCAAATAAAAGAAAGTTGCATCATAAATATATCAACCTTCACCAGAAGTTGATTCCATTAAGACAGGTACAATTCCCACAGATGATTCCGAGGGATTGGAGCAAGTACACAACAAATGATGTAAACGACAGTGTTCTTCCAAAGTTTGTTAAAAGTGCTATGGAACAATACAAACAATGGGAACATGAAACAAAAGAACTGTATGAAGAACAGTGGCAGAAATGTATGAACAATGGAATGGGAGCAGATGCAGACTACATTTCAAAACTGATACAGGATGTAACAAAAGAACTGAAAGAAATCAACAGAATGTGTGAACAGTTGAATGGAACTGGCTATGATGTAATAGCAATTCATAGTATGCAGGATAAATACCATGAGAAATACAAAAACAAATACAATGACACTTATACAGACAAGTGGAAGAAGAAAGAAGTAAAAAACAAAACACAAAACAAATAAATGAAACACAAGCCTATATATTATATATAATATTATTAATATAGCTTATACAAGCTATTTATGTTATATGTAAATATATAGGCTTTTTTGTTTTTTAAAAAATATAAAATAAATGTTGACATACTATGTGTTATGTGTTATTATAATATCAGAAACAAGGAAACAACATAAAATGTGAAGGAGAACAAAAACATGACAGTAACATACAAAGGAATGACACAGGATTTTGAGTACAGAGTAGCAGAAGTAAATTATGATGATGAAAACAAAAAAGAAGTTGAACTTGTAGAGAGAACTATTTTTCTTATGGAAAAAGTTAAAGGTTACAAGATTGATACAGTAACACCGGGCTATGTTCAGTGCGAAGTAGAAGACAAAGCGGAATATATGGAATTTGCAAAAGAATGGCGTGAAACTGTAAAAATGTTTAAATTTTGTAAAAAATTTGGTTTTTAGGGTTGACAAATGCTAGAACATATGATAATATATAATTGTCAAAAGGAAAAGGAAACATGAAGTTGAGAATGACAGGTGGTGCTGATTCAATAGCCTTCCGCTGTAGTACAATTCCAGAACGATTAGAAAATAGATTATGTGGGTAAAACAAAAAGAGAAGGAGAAAACAAAGATGAAGAAATTTACAGGATATGAAAAGGTAGCAGTAATTGATAGAGACGGAAATACAAATCCGTGGTGTGGAACAGACAAAGATGATGAAAGTAATTATTATGTTTTCAAATATTGGAGCAAAGGAACATATGAAAGAATCTATGTAAATGATTATAAACGTAGAACTCTTGGATATATTGATTTGAAAACAGAAGCAATTGAAACAGAGTATTCAAAAAATAGTGATGTAATGAGAACAATCAATTTCTTTTTAGAAAATTATGAAATTGATATTGACAATATATAAAACATATGTTAATATAGAATCAACAAAAGGAAAGCAAGTTCAAGAAGGAGGAACAAAAAATGATGAATGAAAAAATGATGGAGTTTGTAGAAAGTGTTTTCACAGCATATAGAAGAGGTTTAGTAGGCATGGAGGAAGCAACTTACAGAATGTCAGGTTACACTCAGTGCATGTGTGATATGGACTTAATAACAGATGAAACAAGACAGAAAATGAATGGTATGTTTATTTCAAAATTAATCGAATTTCAGAAAGTTGCAAAACATTAAAAAATAAAATACCATTTGACATTAAAAGTGTTGAGTGGTATAATAAAAACAAGTTAGGAGGAAAGCATGAAAAAGTTAAAAATGTTCTGGAAAGAATGGGGCATCACAAAAGAAGAAATGGAAATAGGTTTTGCAACGCTTTGTGTGTTGTCAATCCCATTTCTTATTAGATTCATTGTTTTATTTATTATGGGAATTTAGGTGTTGACAAATTTCCAGTAGTGTGATAAGATATAAACAGAAACAAAGAAAACAGAAGTAAACAAAATAAAATAAAGGAGAAAATAAAACATGACAAGAACAGATTTAGAAACAATGAAAGTAGCAGAGTTAAAAAAGCTGACAAAAGAGCATGGTCTTACATTAGAAAGTAAAGGTCATAAGTTCAACAAAACAGAACTCATTGATAGACTTGTAACTTTAAAAGATGTAACAGAGGAAACAAAAACAGAAGACCAAGTAAAAGATTTTGAGAGTCTTGCAAAGAAAGTTTCTGTTGTGTCAGATGAAGAAGAAGCGTGGGATGAACCACTCACACAGGAAAATAAAGAAGCCGCAAAACAGGAGGGCATTGAAACAAAAGAAGAAGAAAACAAAAGACCTGTTCCGGGTGATTCAGATTACATTAAATTTGCAACGACATTGCAGGAAATTGAAACAAAATATGGACATGAAAAACAGCCGTATGTTTATGATAACATGTTAAAGGTTGGCTCGTTTGTAGTATTCATTCATTATGTAGAAGCAAAAGACGGAAATGTTTACAAAAAGCTGAGAACAGCAAAAGTCATTGGTGTAAACAGAAACAAAAAGTTAGTAAGAGTGGAAACACCGATGAAAGCTATCATGGAATTGACTTTCGAAGAATTACTGTATATCAGAGAAGATACACTGGAATCAAGTTATCCAAACGATATCAGAAAATATATGAAACAGCAGAGAGAAAGAAGGGCAAGCCATGAAAGCAGTAGAACAAATTAAAGAAAGTGTGCAGAAGTTATACAAAGCACAGCAGGATAAAAAGAAGTTCAACAAGTATTACGAAGATGTAAGAAAAAAAGAACAGTTGTGTATTAGCAACTGGATGTTTTCAAATTTGAAAAATGGAGAAAACAGCTTTACGGTAAAGTTAGACAATGGCATGGATTTCTATAGCAGTCCTGTCACAGTTACTGTAACAAAAGTAAGAAGAAAAAAAATCACATGGGACTTGGAGGCATTAAAAAAGAAACTATCAAAAGAAAAGTTTACAACTGTTGTAAATAAAGAATATACAGTCATTGATATGCCGGGACTTGTGAAGTATTTAAAATCATGTGGAGTTGACCCGAAGAAGTTCAAAAAGTTTATCAATGTTTCAGAAACATTAGACGAAACAAAACTCGATACAATGTATGAAACAGGTAAATTGAAAACAGAAGAAATTCGAGGATGTTATACCGTTGGAGTGTCTGAACCATATTTCTGTATCACGGAAGAAAAAACAATATGATAAGGAGATACACTGGAAAAGACCTTGCAAAGGTATTAGTCTATTATGGAATTGTGGAACAGATAGAAACATCAGTATTTAATGTTATCTGTCCGTTTCATGATGATATAAACCCAAGTATGCGAATTAATCTTGAAGAAGGTTCTTTTCTGTGTTTTGGATGTGGTCAAAACGGTGATGCGCTAAAGTTTGTAAGGCTTGCAAATCCAACGTTAAATGAATTACAATGTTGTATTCTGTTAGAACAAATCGTAAACAGTAACGAGATAAAGCAGATTGATGTGAAATATAGGAAAAAGCGCAGAGCAAACAACAAACAGTCATTAATAGAAGCAAAAGACTATTTCTATGGTTTACGTTCTGTTGATTGGAACACAGTAAAAGGCAAGGACGAAAAGGAAATTCTTGACTATATGAATAAAAGAGGATTTACAGCAAAGTCATTAAATGTTGTGGATTGCAGAAAAAATTACAATATAGCATATCCTTTTGTTTTTCCAATTCTCGACAATGGAGTATTCAAGGGATGGGTTGGCAGGACAACAAATAAGCATACCGAACAGAAGCGCAAATATCTCTATAATGACGGTTTTAGAAAGCGTGATACATTATGTGGTACGTACTCAGAAAAAAGCGTTGTATGGCTATGTGAGGGCTTTTTCGACTATATGAGTTTAAAGACAAGAGGGCATATCAAAAATTGTTGTGCATTGTTAGGATGGCATATCTCGGATGAACAGGTAAAGAAGTTAAAACAAAAAAACATAACAACAGTTGTGTCAGCATTAGATAATGATAAATGCGGAGAAAAAGGAACAGAACTGTTAAAAAAGTATTTTAATGTGATTCGTTTCCAATACCCAGACGGTATAAAAGACGCAGGTGAAATGGATGAGAGAACATTGAAAAAACAAATATTAAAAACAAAAAGGAGTAGGAAGTTATGAAATTAAGTATTTCAGTTATTGTAGCGGCAACATTCGTACATAAATCAGGCGAAAGTTTTAATGTTGACAAAGTTGTTCGAGAGGAGTATAATAAAGGTAGCGAAGAGTACGAAGCGTTAGTGGAAGGATTTGAGGAAGCGACTGGCGTAAAGCAGAGTGAAACAACAGAAGAAGTATTTAATAAGCAGTTAGGATTGTTTGTGGCTGATGAAATCAGAAAAACGCTGAAAGAAAGAATTGACAAAATTACGCAGTGTACCAAAACATTATACATGGGAGATGCTACACATTGCATGGTAGAGTTTGGTGGTTGGATGTTTAACATGAAAGATTTTAGCGCAGTAGCTTTTGAAGATATAAAAGTAAATGTTTCGTACAAATAGCAAATAAACAAAAGGAGAATATAGAAATGGGAAGAATTAAATTATCGAACATCAAAAGTGAAATTGCAAAGTCTGGAAGCAGTAAAGGAAAGTTTCTGTATTTTAAGGAGAACACAAAAGTGCGTGTGCGTTTCCTTACAGATTTAGAGGATGGCATGGAAATGCCTTTTCACGACAGTTTTGCGCTTGGTGTAAATGTTCCGTGTCAGGAATTATTTGGCAGAGAATGTCAGTATTGCGAGGATGAAAACTTACGCACAAGAAATATGTATGCATGGTCTGTATATGATTATGATTCGAAAGAAGTCAAAATCCTTATGTTTGCAGTAAATCAATGTTCGCCAGTTCCTTCATTGGCATCCATGTATGAAAGTTATGGAACATTATGTGACAGAGATTATGAAATCAAACAGGTAGGTTCTGGACAGGGTAAAACGTTTAGCGTTATTCCGTTAGATAAATCAAAATTCAAAAATACAAAAGTAAAACCGCTGTCTGATGCATCCATTCTAAAATACGTTGACAAGGCATACCCGGCAGATAATTCAGAAGATTTTGAGGACGAAGACGAGGAAGAAACAAAACAGAGCAAAACAAAAGGTAGAACAAAACCTGCACCAAAAAAGAAAACGAAGCCAGAGTCGGAAGAAGATGATTGGGAAGAAGACGAAGAAGAACAGGAAAATGATTATGACAGCATGAAGCCGCAGGAATTATATAAGCTGTGCAAAGAAAGGGATATTGATTGTAAGCCGAAAAAGTCAAAAGAATATTATATTGACTTGTTAGAAGAAGCAGACGAAGAAGACAGCAATGATGATTGGTCAGAGGACGAAGAGGACGAGTGGGAAGAAGACGATGAATAAACAAAATTGAGGGGTTGACATTACCCCTCTTTTTTAGTATAATAATAGTGATGAAAGAATATCATAATTGAAGGGAGAAAATTAAATATGGGAATATTTTTTGATTTACATAGACATACGGAATATTCATTGTTTGATGGATTCGGAAAATGCTCAGACCTTGCTAGAATTGCGAAAAGTTTAGGTTATTGTGCGTTAGGTATAAGTGACCACGGCTCTATCAGTGGACTGGTAAAACATTATCAAGCGTGTAACGAAGTAGGCATAAAGCCTGTTATGGGATGCGAAGTGTATTTTCAACCAGTGTTTAAAAAGGAACAGCCGGATAAACGCAGATACCATTTAAACTTATTTGCAAAGAATCTAAAAGGGTATCAGAACTTGTGCCATATAATGACGGTTGCAAATACAGAACAGTTTTATTATAAGCCGATTGTGGATTTTAAGTTATTAGAAAAATACAGTGAAGGACTTATTTGTACGACAGCCTGTATAGCATCGGCAACTTCACAAGCTATTAAAAATGGGAACAGAAAAACAGCCAGTAAACTGTTAGACAAATTCAAATCAATCTTTGGAAAAGATTTATATATTGAAATACAGCCATATAAAATTGATAACGAAGGAACGCAACAAAAAGTTGATTATGTTTTAATGGCAATGGCGAGGGAGAAACACATAAAGTGTATTCTTACATCTGATAGTCATTATGGAAGGAAAGAAGACTTTGACACCTATTGCAAAATGCATGAAATTGGCAGGACAACGTTAGACGTTAAAAATACATATGGCGAAAGATATATGCCGAGTGAATATGAGATAACAGAGAGATTCGCTAAAATGTATAAAACAAAGTTTAAGAACGCTATGCAGGTTGCAGAAATGTTTGTGGACAATATGAAAGAAATATATAACAAGATTGAAGACAATATTCTTGAAGGATTGGAATTAGAGTTACCTGACTTAGGACTTGAAAACAGTAGAAAAGAATTACAAAGATTGATTGTCAAAGGATTAAAACAAAAAGGGAAGTACAACAAAATGTATCTGAACAGATGCAAGAAAGAATTAGAAGTTATCAGTTATCATGGCTTTGAAGATTATTTTTTGATTGTGCGTGACTACGTTATGTGGGCGAAAAATAATGGCATTGCTGTTGGCGGTGGTCGTGGTTCTGTATGTAATTGTTTGATAGCTTATGCGATTGGAATTACTAATGTTGACAGTATCAAATATAAGTTAGATTTTGACAGATTCATGCGTAAGGAAAAGAAAACACTGCCAGATATTGATTGTGATTTTGAAACAAGTAGACGGCAGGAAGTTATTGATTATGTTATAAAAAAATATAAAGGTAAGGCTATACAGATATGTTCATATGGAATGTATGATATTGATAACCTTGTAAATGACCTTGCAAGCGTATGTGGACTTAAAACAACAAAAGAAGTAGATGAATATGAAGCAAGTGAAAACAAAAGAACAATAGCAGAAATTAAAGCATATATTAGAAGTTATGTTTTTGACGATGAACTGAACATGAAAGCATTGTTACAGGATATGAGAACACAAGTGTGCAATGATAAATATGATAACATTATAAAACACTTTTCGAAGATGTATGGAAAAATCAAATACCTTGGAAAACACGCCGCAGGAGTTGCAGTGGTTGGAACTGACATATCAAATTATACTTGCATTATAATGCGAGACAGGAAAACAGGTGCATTAAGTAGTTGTTATGATAAAGACGATTTGGAACATATTAATTGTGTAAAATTTGATATGTTAGGACTTAAAACAGAATCAGAAATGCGTGAACTGGAACATCTGACAAATCATATTGTTACAGATGAAGAAATAGAAGATAAGCGTGTTTTAGAAGCCTTTAGAAATGGTCATACAGATGGTATTTTTCAGATGGAAAAATCAACACCAAAGAAAATCTTATCTATGATACATTGTGATTGTGTAGAAGATGTAATTGCCGTAAATGCATTAAACAGACCTGCGCCGCTACAGTTGAAAATGCATGAAACATATGCGTATAACAAATTATCAGGGAAAATTGACACAACAACACCATACTACAAATATACCAAGGAAACTTATGGTACTATGTTATATCAGGAACAGACCACAGAAGTTGCACAAAAAGTTGGACACCTTACAGAACAGCAGAGTTTTGATATGTTAAAGATTATGAAAAAGCAAGAAAACCTTACGAAGCCGGAATATGTTCCAGTAATTGAACAAATGAAAAAAGACTTTTACAAGGGTTGCAAATCTGAGGGACTGACAAAAGAACAAACAGATAGTATATGGGCGAGTATGCTTATCTATGGATTTAACAAAGGTCATAGCACAGGTTATGCGCTTATAAGTTTACAACAAATGTTTTATAAAATCTATTACCCAACAGAATTCTGGTATGTGAAAATAAAATATGCTGGGAATGATTCGGATATCTATAAATATTCTGAGTGTGCTGTAAAGGGTGGTGCAGTGGTAATGTTACCTCATGTCAATTACACAGCTAGAACAAGTATTCGTAAAATGGACGGAGAGAACGTTATACAGCAAGGTTTGAGCATTATTAAGGGTATAGGAGAAAAAGCCGCAGAAGTTATAGAAGAAGAGCGTAAAAAGGGTGTATTTAAAGATTATGATGATTTCTACGATAGATGTAAGGGAAGAGCAGTAACAAGTAGAGTTATTGAGATTCTAAAAGAGCAAGGTGCATTGGAATTTAAAAAACAAAAGTATTTGAGCCGGGTAGTCAAATATAACAGCACATTGATGGCGAGGTGATTAAAATGCCAAAAACACATAGACAAATCTTAGAAGAAGCAATGCAAGCAAGGGAAGGAATATTGAAGCGTGAAAGGGAAAGAATGGAACAAGAAGAAGCAAAAGAGTACAATCTGGAAGATATGAAAGGAGAATACAAAACAATGGAAGAAATTAAAGTAAATGATAGCGTAAATCATCCGAGTCACTATGAAGGACACACAAGTATTGATTGTATTGATGCAATGATTTTGACCTTCGGAGTAAAAAGAACAGCAGAATATTGTGTGCAAACTGCGTATAAATATATATGGAGACATGAAAATAAAAACGGTATACAAGATTTGAAAAAAGCAGAGTGGTATCTTAATAAATTTGATGAACTCGTAACATGGTGTGAAACAAAGTTTTCTGCGGATGGAACAATCGAAACGAATTATCTGGAAATAGGACAGGTGTTGCGTGGAATGATTAAAACGGAAAGAAAGAAATATGAGGTAAATAAATGAAACAATTAAACAAAGAAGGAATTCTGAGATTATGTAATGAAATAGATAAAAAGGAAAAAGGCTCTGTATATAGTCTTGGAAGTAAATCGGATGCATTAAAAATTCCTAGATGGTCAACAGGACTTGCAGACCTTGATAACATTATCGGAGGTGGTGTTCCATGTGGAAGAACGATAGAAATTTTTGGTGCTGAGAGTGCAGGAAAAACAACGCTTGCTTATCAGATGTGCGCTCAGCATGAAATGTGTTTAGATATTCCAATTGAAGGAACATTTGATTCAGAACGTGCAAAGCTGTTCGGAAACCGTCCGAAACAAATGCTGGTGTATAGAGCAAGATATGGAGAAAAGGCTTTTAATCGTGCAATTCGATTTGCAGAGGAAGGAATACCGTTAATTATTATTGACAGTGTGCCGTCATTACAGCCGAAGGATGATATCGACAAGATAAGAAAGG